ACTATATAGAGATCTTGAACCACAGAACCGGCAGGGTAATGGCGTATAGCCTGCTGAACTACCCCAACATGCAGTATAAGAATGCGGAAGAGGGGGAGCGCCTACTGCAGATCATGGCCATGCGGGTCATGGGCGCAAAAGAAATGATGGCCAGGACAAGGATAATGTGATAGTTTATTAACGCATTTTAAAAAAAGGCTTCGAGTGAGTATGGTAAAATAATATTTCTATAGCTTCATATTTCGCTGATCTTCGTACATCTTTTCCAAGCCTTTCCGTATAGCCACCCGATCAGCCTCAGAAAACCCCAGTGGGTTGCCCCGTGGATTCTTGCCGGATATTTTCTGCTTATAGCTCTTCACCTGCGGTGCGTATTTCGGGAAAAACCTATCAGCCTTTACGTATGTCCATATAGTGTCCATGGTACCTAATTTAAGCTAAAAGCCGCCCTTTTGAGGGGCGGCCTTGTGAGTTACTTTACTTCTTCATAAGTGAGGTCGAACATATCAGCCTTGCAGGGATAGAACATCCGATCATCGGTCGGAAAGGGTTCTTTGATCAGGTAGTCTCCGAATCCGCAGAGCATTTCACCCTCCTTTGTTGGGATCAGTAGGCCGGCTTCTGATTCTTTAACCTGCTTGTCTGCTGGCTGGATGCTGTTAGCCCAAACCAGCACCTCCTGAAGGTTTTCATGGGTAAGCTGAACTGCTGTAATCTGAACCGGTTTCTTTCTAAATGTTTTCATGGTGTTAACTGTTTTGATGAAGTAAAGGTAGTAATACTTTTTCGTATTACCAAATAATTCTGCGATTATTTTTATATCTTTTTGAAACGACATAGACAAAATCTATATCTTTGTATAAGAGCGTTCCGGGATAAACACCCGGCCGCCTAATATGAAAAGAAGGGACAGGAACACATATTGCAAGTCATTTGCTCCGAATAAATCATTTGGGGCATTATCATTTTCGCCTGGTGCATAAGTGCCGGGCTTTCTTATTTATGGGCAGAAAGAAGGTCATATCAGACGAAGGGAAGAAAATCAACGAGCAGCAAGAATTGTTCTGCCAGCTATACGCATATGGCCAGAACAGGGGCAATGGTGTCTTATGTTACGCCGAAGCATATAAGATTGACCTGAGCGAGAAAGGCGCTTATATGTCGGCAAAAACTGGTGCTTGGCGGCTATTGACAAACGATGACATTCTGACATATATCCGCGGCCTATATGAGTCCAACGACCTGAATGACACTGTGGTGGACAATGAGCTCGCATTTGTGATCAAACAGAATGCGGACTTCGGTAGCAAAGTGGCTGCGATAAAGGAGTACAACGCGCTGAAGACACGGATAAAGGCCAGGGCTGATGATGGACTGACGCTCAATGTAATAATCAAAAAAGGCGGTAACGATGCCGGTGGTAAACATTGAAATCGATGATGATGTTTTCCTGCCCTGTTATCACCACCTGGTCCATAGTGACGAGTTCTTTGACATAGATTTCCTTTACGGAGGCCGCGACTCTGGTAAGAGCCGGTTTGTAGCCAGTATTCTGATCCTGGATTGCATGCGGTCGAAGTACTTCAAGTGTCTACTTATCCGCTCAGTGTTGAATACTGTCCGGTCCAGCCAGTTCGACCTGATCAAATCCATTATAGAGGAATGGAACCTGCGCCATCTATTTTCCTTCAATGAAACGCGGATGGAGATCACCTGCAGGGCAAATGGGAACGGGTTTTACGGGCGTGGCCTGGATGATGTAGGCCGGATCAAGTCTTTCAATAATCCTTCACATGCATGGATAGAAGAAGGGAACCAGATCACCGCTGAAGACTTTGTGGTGATTCTGACCTCCCTGCGCGCCAACCAGCGGGTAAAGACTTGGTTCAGCTTCAACCCTGAATGTGAGGGTAACTATACCGATTTCTGGCTTTACCAGGAGTATTTCGAGGCTTGCCAGCCGAAGCTGTCTTTTACCTGGACAAAGACAATTGACGTTCCTAATGAGGGGCCTGTTGACTTTAAAATCAGAGCTACGCATACTACCTACAAGGATAACCCATATTGCGCCCCTCAACGTAAGGCGCTGTACGAGTCCTATAAAGGCTCAAAGAACAACGCCTACTGGTACCAGGTTTACACCCTTGGGTTGTGGGGCTTCAGGCGTACGGGTGGGGAGTTCTGGAAATGCTTTGAAGAGGTTAAGCATACCAAGCCCTGGGAGGTGCAGAAGATGCCGATACATGCGACGGTTGATAATAACTCAACTCCGTATATAGCAATAGGCTGTTGGCAGGTTGATATAACTGGTAAGTTGGTTAAGCAGGTTCACGAGATCCCCTGCGAATCGCCTAATAATACAGCGGCCAAGGCGGCCCGGCAGCTGATAGCATGGCTCGTCAGAATGGAGTATGATGATGTTCTTTTCCTGTATGGCGATCCTTCTGCCAACGCAAAAAGCACTGAAGACGATGAGGGGCGCAGTTTCTTTGACAAGTTCAAAAATGAGCTACAAATGGCCGGCATCCGGTTCGTGGACAGGGTGGGCAAGTCCGCCCCTGACGTGGCCAGAAGTGGAGACTTCGTAAATGAGATCTATGAATCCAACTATGAGGGTTGGACTATTAGCATAAACACTGCCTGCCGGAAATCTATCGAGGATTATACTATGGTGAAAGAGGACGAGAATGGCAAGATGCTGAAGAAGAGAGAAACAAATAAGGACACAAAGCAATCGTTTGAGCGATACGGCCACTTCAGCGACACAAAGCGCTATTTCATAACTACGTTGTTGCCCGGGGAGTATGCCCGGTTTGCGGCAAGGAGAAAGAAGTATTTCGGCGTTTAAAACACATCATATGGGACGGTATACAGATGATCAAATACGGGATATTATAAAGTTCAACCCCAATAAAGCCTTGGTTCTAAAGGGGAGGGAAATGAACGATAAGCTCATGCTTCACGTTTACGGGAAAGGTATGGACTCAGCTATTGTTCAGTGTGAGTACTTCGAGAATACGGACATATACAGTGTGCGAAAGCAGTATGCAGTCTCAAATAAAGATCTCTTTGCCAGGCTCCTGCAGCAGGAGGATATGGTATTTTCAGCCAAGGGTGGCTCTTCCTACTTCAACATGAACGAGAGTAACGAGAAGACCATGAACGCCCTGCTTTCTAATGTGCGGTATGGCCTGAGTCTGCGTAAATGGATGCACGAGTTTGCTACTCCGGCATATCGCACTGACCCTATGGGAGTGATATTCATTGAAATAGAGCAATTGAAAGAGGTTGATGGACAGGCCATTAACACCCCCAAGGCCTATCCCACTTACAAGAGCATATACAGCATACACGACTATGAGCCCAACGGCCGGCGCCTGGAATATGTTTGTTTCAGGCTACCTGCCAAGCAGGCCAGGGCCTATGGGGTAGATAATGTATATCTAAAAGAGTATACTGATACCCAACAAACGCCATTTTTCCGGTTCGTAGATGATGAAAAGGACGTGATCGTGAAGTATGAACGGGATCAGCTAACAGTCATCGGTCAGCCTATAATGAACATCTGGGGTCGCACTAACGCCTTTATGGTGTCTGATCTGATGAGGTTTGATGAACCAAAGTGTTTCTATTCGCCACTTGACCCGACCGTGGAGCTGGCCGACTGTTTTCTTCGTAATAGGTCTATAAGGGATTTGCAGCAGCATTTTCACGGGTTTAGTAAGGCCGTGGAGCCTTTGTTGGACTGCGGCAAATGCGGCGGCACGGGGCTTATAAATGCCAGTGCTTGCCCTGAATGCTCACCTTATCCTGGTGCCAAGCAAGGTACGGGCTATAAGATGCGCACAAAGGTTAGCGACGTGGCGCGCTTCCCGCTCTCCTTGGCAGAAACATCGTTCAACTGGCGCAACTACTTCGGTTATGCATCTCCAGATGTTGAAGGTTGGAATAAGCAGGACACAAGCCTTTCCGACCTCGGGGACTTAATACACTGGACCTACTGGGGAACCGGAGCGCCTCAGCGTGCAACTGGGCCAACAGCCAAGCCAGGAGAGAACCAGGACCAAACAGCCACTAAGACGAAGGATGACCGGCAGCCGCGCTACGCCCGGCTCAATCAAACAGCCGATTGGGCGGAATCTACAGAAAAAATGATTGCCGACTATATCGGCCAGTTCTGGTTCCGGGAACAATTCAAAAAATCTTCCATTGCCTATGGGAGGATGTGGGTATTAGAAAGCCCTCAGGAGCTTATGCAGGAGTACCAAGAATTACGGACCAAGGGGGCGCCCGAAGCTAGCCTATACGAAGCAATGGAGCGTTATTTCCATGCCATGTACCAGAATAACCCTATAGAGCTGGCGGTACGCCTTAAGCTCTTGTACGTTGAGCCGTTCCCTCACCTGAAGGTTCAGGAGGCTAAAATGATCATTACTGACTTCCTGGACCTCAATTGTAAAATCTACTTCGGTGAGTGGTATAGCACGGTGCCAGACATGGCAATCCTGTCAACACCAGCAGATAAGTTACGGGAGCAGCTGCGCGAATATGTGCAGAAAAAGAACCTGAAAGAACCAGAGCCAGAGCCATCACCATCTCAAAACTAATTTATTAACCTTAAACATAATATAATGCCGATTCATCACACACAGAAAGCAAAGTACCAGAGGCTCAAAGATTCTGGTTTGACAGCTGAAGAACTGAAAGCGGAAATCATCGCCAATCAGCCGGAGGATGCAACAAAGCAGGTGCCACTGATAGAGATCGATCAGTTCATAGCGGAGTTGTATAAGACAGCTGATACGACAGGAGAT